AGCGGACCAAGCTCATTAAATAAGGTCGAGGTGCAAACCCTCCACCGCGTGAAACACGTGTCGAAAGAAATACTTGTTATTTCTTGGGATTCTATTGACACGGAGTTAGTCACGATGGCATATGGAACTAATGCCCCCTTCGGGTTTAAACCTTCCGTCCACTTAAGTGGCACCCCCATTGTTTCTTCAGACCAAAACGAATATCAGATAGCTTCTGGGTATGCAACTAACATATTTATTGGTGATCCAGTCACCATGTTAGATACTGGAACTATCGGACGTGTAACAGCGGGCGCTGGTGGTGTTGCAAATAGCATGGTCGGTGTATTTTGCGGTGTTAAATATACTGATGGTAATGGTAATTTGGTCATGTCTCCTTACTGGCCTGGCGGAACTATTACTAGAGCAATAGCAGGTGGCGGTAATGTGCCAGCAACTGCCTTTGTTTGGGATGCTCCCGATATTCTATATGACGTTCAGGTCGCAACGACTGTAAATAACGGGTATACATTTGCTGATGTAGGCAGCTGTGTAAACGTTGATTTCACAACCGCAGGCACTACCGCTAACGGTATTTCTGGCGCAACTATTTCTGCGATAGGCACTAACGCTAACCAACAATTCAAAATTGTTCGCCTTACGCCAAATCCAAAAAACCAGTCAGGTATTACGAACAATAACTGGCTTGTCGTAATTAATCAGTATTTCTGGGCCAATAACTCACAAGGTATCTAACTTCAGGAAGAAGTTAATTTTCTTAGGGAGAAGAAACGATGAATATTACGCAGATTGCTAATCTGGTACGACCTGGCACACATGCCATTGTCGGTGACTATAAAACCTATTCTAGTGAATACTCAGAGATATATACCACCATGCCTTCTGAGATGGCGGTGGAATACGACGTTGAAATGAAGTTCACCGGACTGGGTCAATACCGTCCTGAAGGCGCGCCCACCGCGGTAGATGACATGGGGCAACGCTATGTCACTCAGTACAATCACCGCTATTTCGGATTGGCTTTCAATATCACTCGTATGGCTTTGGTGAATAACTTATATAAAAGTAAGTTCCCAATCCAAATGAGAGCCTTAAAGAAATCCATGCATCAGACCAAGGAAGTATCAGCAGCCAGTGTCATTAATAATGCAAGTAATGCAAACTTCCCAATGGCTGATGGTCAAGCATTGTTAAGTAACGCCCATCCTATTGATGGCGGGACGTTCTCAAACATCACTGCAATACACACAGACTTATCAGAAGCGGCCCTTGAAGCTGGCGTTATCCCATGGGAATGTGGCCAGACGTTGCAGGATTAACTGTCGCTACCAAGCCTATAAAGCTGTTGGTGCCGATGCAGGGGTTCTTCACCGCAGACCGATTGCTTAAGTCTCAGTTCAGACCCGGTGTTGATACCAATGACATTAATGCTATTAACAACAAAGGCATCTTCCCCAAGGGATATGTCGTCAATCACTACTTAACCAATCCAAATGCTTGGTACATCTTAAGTGATGCCGACAACGGATTTCAGCACTTTGAGCGTGAACCATTTACCACTGACGTGTACTGCGACTTCTCAACAGACTCTTTGATGGTAAAAGCAATTGAGTGCTACTCATTTGGCGTAACCAATGTTCGCTCCATTTACGGTACACAACCTTAAGAGAGAGACTAAATGCCAGTTAATTTTAAAGCCCCTAGCGCTCGTCAATCACCGGTTCTAGTAGTCGATCCAGTTAATAATGCCCCCGGCTCAGTGGATGCTATCTTTCCCAATTTGACGAATGTGACGGTAGCCCCTAATACAGGCCCAGTACAAGTGTGTCAGGAATGGAATTCACTTTACCCTGTCTTATTGCCACGCCTTACCTATGCGAATTTAGGGCTACTTCTTGCTAACCCATTTGTTCCTGGAGAGGTTGCTTTTGATTCCACTAATAATGGCATCGCAATTTTAAATGGAATACTCGCTAACAATGCAGTGACTAATGCATATGTGGCTACCTCTAATTATTTGATGGTGGCAAAGACATTAACTCGAGCAAATGTTCAAGGAATGAATGCAGCCGCAATACCAATATTGCCTGCCCCAGGCGTTGGGATGTCTATTATCGTTCACAAAGCTGTTCTGGTGAATAATTTTATAGCACCGGTTTTTGCGAATGGAGGAGCGGTTACTATTCAATATGCAGGAGGAGCTAATGCATTAACCGATACTATACCTGCTGCATTTATTAATAATAACGGAATAGCAAGTTATTCACTAAATGCTGACGTAGCAGGCGCAATCACTGTTGGTACAACTAATAGAGCATTAGTTATTACAAATGCCACTGGCGCATTCACTGGCGGTGGCGCTGCTTCTACTATCGTTGTTAATGTATGGTTTTCTATTATACCTGACGCTGCTTAAGGAGTTGAAACAATGGATAACGTTAAAATTATTTCGGATAAGATTAAAGAGTGCACCCAAGAATTAAATAAGCAAAACTCTTATGTCACTGCTGCTACCAATGGGATTAAAACCCTAAGGCAGGAGCTGAAAAGGGCCTATGCAAATGTGGCAAAGCTTGAAGGCGCCATTGAAGCTTATTCTATTTCTGTTAGAACATTGGAAGAAAACAGTCAAGTGAATACCGGGGAGGCTTAATGGCTTATCCCCGTGTCTATGTCTGGCCTGCACCTGTTACCAATGCAATTACCTTGCTGGGCAACTATAATACTAATTTTCCATTGAATGGGACGTTATCAACCCCTAATTCGTCTGTTATCGCCTTTGATAATTATTCTAGAACCATTTCTATCACCTCTGCCAATAACCATGGAGCTGTTAAT